TGTTGTAGTATTAGCTGTTAATTGTGCTGATTTAATAGCTGTAATACTATTATTTATAATAGTTACTGTTGGTGTACCAGCTGATGTAACTAATATAGACTTAATTAAATACGTTTCATTGACTAAAGGATTACCAGATCCAAACGGAGTTAGTGCAGCACCACTCGTGCTGTTATCTATTCCTACAAATTTATATTGGTTTACTACTGCCATTAATCTAAAAAGAAACTTCTAGCTTCTATCTCCTGTTTTAATTCTTCTTGAAACGTAGTATTTAATTTTTCTAATACTGCATCTAAGTCTCTAACTAAAGACTGTGCCACATCTTCTTCATACTCAGAGCTTGCTCTAGTTAATGTTTGTACTATCTTTGCCATTATACTGTGTAATAATCTTGCATTTTTGATTCAATTCTTTCTCTAATATCAGAAGGTTGGTTTTGTAAAAATCTTGAAACAAATGGATCGTTTGCTACTTCCATGTTTTCATCTACACTACTATCATCAAACATGTCGTAGTTATATAAAGTTGCAATGCCTTGATCATTATTACCACCAACGTTATCGCCAATAGGATTTCCATAAGCGTCTGTTGCACCGGATAATCTATCTGATAAATAACCTTTGTAGGCTGCTTCTAGTTCATCTGCAGTCATTTCAGCAATAGTTCCATAATTTAAATTAGGAATTTTACCAGCTCTTACTACTTCGTTCATAAAAAAATCTCTGTTTTTTCCTGTAGTAAAATCAGAAAGTTTTTGAAATGGTTTATTAAGTACATTTGTAAGTAAACCAAAAGGACCAAGTGGAGGTAAAGGTTTAAAGTCTGGTCTATAATCTAAAAAAGGTTGATAATTATATCCTGGTTTATATGGACCATAAGGTCCTACAACTTGATCTTTAGCATAACCACCTGCAACACCTACTTCATAAGCTCTTCTTGCATCTTTAATATCTTTACCAGTCATACTTGAGTAATCATTACCTTGACCGTCTGATCCAGTACCACCGCCACCCTGATTACCTCCAGCATAATCAGCACCGCTAGTATTTTTAGCACTAGTATTTGCAGCTCTATTTTCACCAGCAACCGTAGCCATATCAGAACCACGATAACCGGGTCTTGAACCGTCTAAAGTTTTAGCAACTCTTTGACCCATTGCATACATCTGTCTAGCTTGTTGTAATCTTGTAATTGACATTATCGTCTTCCTCCAGTTTGTATATCTAACCTAAAAGTCCCTAGTTTCCAACTAGTATCTACTGCTGTATTAGATATAGTAAGAGCTATAGCTCTTGCTCTTGCACGTGTATCTACTTTTGTTGTAGCAGATGTTATAGTAAAAGGTCCTAATGATGAGCTAGCTGATGCATTATTAGGATAATTCCTTAAGTCTAATTGTACAATTGTATTACCTGCTTGTGATATAAAATCAGGAATAATTCTACTTACTCGCATGATGTTTTCACCATCACCTCTAAGGTCACCTAAATTAGTTGCTGCTCCTCTAATAACTTTTTGTGTAATATCATAATCACCAGAAGTAATGTTTGCAGGTATGGCTGTGGTTACTCCTCCTGATTCTACTTGATTAACTCCTGTTTCATGTTCAAAATAAATTGTGCTTCCTTCGCTATTACCAACAACATCAAATGAAGCATCATCACCCGCATTATATTTAGTTGCGTGAGGTAAACCAAAAACTGCAGAATCTTCCCACGTACTTCTTTGAAATAAACTACTGGTATTTGTAAACCAAATAGGTCGTTTAGCTGTTGAATCTAAATAACTATAAACAACGGCACGATTAACTACGTTAGATCCGGTTGCTACATAAAACCATGTCACTTCACCAAACAAATTGTTTATACCTGCATAGACTAATTGATTAGAAGTAGTGTTAAGATTATCATAAACAAAATCTTCAACTAAACAATCCATAGATTCTAGTTTACCTGTGTATCTAAAGAAACCATTATCAGACATCCAGTACGCAGCACCATCAACTTCTACAGCTGCATTCTGACCTATTAATCCACAGTTAGTGCCAACTTGTTCAAAAGCAAATGTAAATGGTTGACCAACAAAACGCATAGTAAATAAAGATGTATCGGTCCAAATGTATATTGCATTCCTACCAAGTTTAGCACCCACGATCCGTGATCCGGCGGCCAGTCTTTGTGTACCAGCGGTATTAGTTGCTGTAGGTGTGTAATCGTTAATATTTTCTTGAGAAGAAAATCTAATAAACATATCGTCTTGTGTTGTTTTATCACCAATAGTTGTTTCTGTTCCAAAAAATACTAAGTGACGGTCGGGAGTAGAAACTAACATATCTCTAGATGCTGTTGGTGCACCTGTAATAATAGTTGCTCTTGTTGATGTGGCCGTAGCAGCGTCGCCATCCCATTCAAAACATTCTCCGTTGTGTATTAATGCAATAAGTGTACTACCTAAGTTGTCCAAAGACCATAAACCAGGGTCTGCAACTTTATCTGTAGTTGCAGCTGGTGATCCCCATCCAGTCCATGTAGAAGTATTAGTTACGGTTGCTCCATTTAAATGTGATGATCTTGTTGACCCTCGGGCAGCTCTGGTAATCCCTGTTAATTTAGAACCTGTAATTCCAGTGTAAGATATTTCTTCAGCACCAATTTGAATATAATTAGTTCCTGCTGATGGAAAACTTGCAGTGCTAGTTAATGTAATTTCTGTAGCAGATCCATTATTACCATTAGTGTCGTCGGCCAATGCTCCGTCTAATGTTGTAGTAGCAGGACCTAGTGTAGATCCACCCCATAAAGCTATACCCCAACCAAACGCTCCAACCTGTTCTGCTGGTCCTACATGATAATATTGATAATAAGTTATACCTCCTGATGTAGTCGCTCCGCCCCCTGTTTCATTACTAGGCATAGTAATACTAATAGAAGATGGACTTGGTATTCCATTCACCATAAATTTTTTATCACAAAAATCTGCTGATCCAAAATTAGAACCTGTAATAGCAGTAAAAGTAGAAACATTTCCAAACATTATAATATCTCCAATTTGAAAAGTATGTGATGTAGGAAAAGTAATGGTTACGTCTGGCTGTCCATTAACTGTTGAAAATGCGTTAGTAATAGCTGTACCTGATGGATTAACTAAAGGATGTATATCGTAAAAAATACCACCAGAGTATACATATAAAATTCTGTTTGTTCCTATAGCTGCAAATTTTTGAGCAGATTTATTAACAAAATGATGTAATCCTCTTGCTACGCCTGTTAATTTATCAACTCCTAATTGGTTCCAGCCACCTATTTTTTCTGGTGTACCATACCTAAAACGTACGTTATCACCACCTGTCCACTGTGATTCAGCGCCGGTAGATGTAACTTGTTTATTAAAGCCTGGTAGAAATCCTAATTTTTGTAACATATTAATCCCTAGTTTATTAGGGTTTATACTAGATTAAAAGACTTTTCAATTCTTAAAAAGCCCAAGCTACGAAGGAATATCGAATACCTTTAGTTGCTTCTGTAACCTGATGAGGGTACAGGAAATTAGAAGGAAATAAAAGAACATCTCCTTTTTTAAGGTCTATTTTTTTATTACACAACATAAAATCAGCCCCTTCAAAGTCATCATTAAGACAACCAATAACAGAAACAACAGGTATACCTTTTGTTTTACCATCAAAAATGTCATGAATATGATCTATGTGTGGACGCATGAAAGTGCCCACTTGGTACTTGTTAAATCTAATTGCAGACAGTCTTGAAAAGATACTATGATCAGGAAATTTGTCGTAATATTTTTTTAGAGCTTTATCTAAATGAGGTAGTATTTCTCTTGCATCATCATCTGATGCTGCTTGAACATCTAGTTCTTTATCGTAAGTAGCAACAGGGTTTTTACCTTCGTACTCATCTTCAACACTATACCAATGATGTTTTTCCCACCCTCTGGTCTCTGTTCTTTCTATAATTTTATCACATATATCATGTGGTAAATCATTTGTAACTTGTATGTAATCTTTTAATTTATCCATTTTTTGCAAATTCAAACGGCAAACCTATATGTGGTCTACTGTCTAATTCTTTCTCCTTGTTAATAGAGTAGAATAAAAAGACCTGTCCGCATTGATTATCTTTAAATTCCTCTCTCCAGTGTTCAACATTAGATCCATCATACACCACTAGATCTCCAATATCCATATCTATTTTTTCATCGGCTATGTAAAATGGCCACGCGTCTCCACCCATATACAGACTAGCAGCTATTTCGCAAGAGGGTCTATCTTTATGTTTATTAAGAACATCCCCTTTTTTGTATAATCGAACATAACCAAACGTTGGGTATACTTCTCTTTCAAAAATTATATCTATTTGTTTTTTACACTCTAACAATAATAGTTCCATGACAGGATCTCCATATATTGCATATGCAGTAGGAACTTCTGGATCTCCAGCCATCCCAAACACCTCGTCCTTTTTAGATATATATTTAGTATTTATCATTGTGTTATATATTTTTTCTTTTAAACAAAGATAGTCATAACAAAACTTAGCTTTTTCTTTGCTAATACATTCTCTCACTTTAAAATAATTTGAATGCTTCAGAATAAAAGCCATTATTCTAAAACGGTAGTGCCTGTTGGAGAAACTAAATCATTTAGTATATAATTTATATTTAAAACAATTCTTCTTTTTTCATCCGTAGGACCAACGCTTGAATGTTCTAAATTTTCTTTCATTATTAACATACGGTTAGCTTTAGACTGAATTAATTCCTCTCCTAATAAAGTCCCACCATTATTAGAGTTTACATAATATACTGCTGTTTGAAAATTAGGTGGTGCATCAGTTAGATCAACGTGTTTACCATTTATAATTTGCTTATCTTGTCTTACAAATAAATTAGCTTTAGCTCTATATAAATTACCATGCGGTAATTTTTTTAATAAAGGCATTAATGCATTATTAAAGTTTGGAGACGCTATTTTAGAATCTTTATAAAATATATGCGTAAAGTAAAAATTATCTGTGTCTTGAGGATCTGCTACAGCTCCATTAAAATACCATGGAAACATATCATCGTTCATAAGACTTGATACTTGTTTAAAATCCTCTTCGGATAAAAAGTTATCTATAACTTCTATACTATTTCCATCTAGGGCCATACATCCACAACGTTAAAGTTTTTCTTACGCCTTTAGTTACAGGAGTTACTCTGTGAAATACGTAAGGTTTAAATATAAGTAAAGATCCTGAAGGAAATTCGGTTTTTCTATCTTCATCTCCATACTTTAAATAAAAATCACCACCTTCATATGGTTCAGTAGAAACATTTAATAAACATGTAAGTTTTAAATCATTAACTGCATAGTCACTACCGTCTTGGTGGTATTTATATTCTTGTCCCACTCGATAAGTATTAAGATTTAAAGCTTGGTCAGCCGGGGTAGAAAAAATATCAAAACCAAAATAATTACTATTAGTTATATATATTTTATCTAATAAATAAGGAAGCTTGCTTTGTAAGTGGTACCATGGACATAAAATTACATCAGAAGTTTTTACTACACCAGCAGGGCTATCTTTACCACCACTTTTATTTTCTTCTATAAATTTTATTAATTTTTTAGATTCTTCTACCTCAATAATATTGGTCATTGTAATTCCATCATACTTTTTGCAAAGACCATCTTGATGCTTTTCTGCTTTTTCTTGTATTGGGCTAGTGTCTTTAAATGATAACATTAATCGGTGTACTCCGTACTCATTACATCCATGTTAAAACTTAAACTTCTTCTAGTAACATCTGCAGTAAAAGGATAAACTAAATGTTGCATGTCATATGGAAAGATATAAAAACTTCCTTCTGTTAATGGTGGTAAGAAAGAACGTCTAGATAATTGAGAAGCGCTGTTAGCAAAAAGATGAGTTCGTCCATTTGCAGAAGTATTATTAAAAAATTGTTTTACTTTTCTTCCTTCATTAATTCCTTCTGGAATTTTTAAATACAACACTCCAGTAATTCCAACGGGACTTCTACCATTATGTCCGTGAATAGGATTGTAGTCATATTTTTTTTGATCGTTATACCATATAGTCATTAGGTCTGATTTATAGGATCTTATGTGTGGCAGTAAATTTAAATAATCTTCTCCTAAATTTTTAAAAACTTGTACAAACGAATCAGAAACACTTTGTTTTATTTGATCTTTATCGTCTTTAAAATAAAGCATTTTTTGAGATTCTAAATGCCCAGCTAAATAATCATTCCAATCTGGATGATCTTGTCTACTTTCAATTTCATCATTTAATTTTTTTATTAAAGAAGGTGGTAAGGTGTATTTTTTAGCTAATT